TCGACAGTCATTTCTGTACCATCACTACATCGCCAGACCCTGACATTTCCATTTATGTCTACCTGTCCTATGTATGAGCCTTCTTGCTCATCACGAAAATAGTGAAACCATGCTCCAGTTTTATTAGTAGCATGGTTGGGGTTACTATACACATTGGTAAGTGCATTAGTTCCAATTCTCCTAGCACCCGGTCTTTTAAATAATCCTTTTGTAACATCTGGTATAGCGTTTACTATTTCTGTGACTTGGCCGGGAAACTTTAGGTTGTCAGGCTGTTCTGACATGCCTAGTGAAAACTGAGGAATAGTTTGTGTTACGCTTGCCATTATCTCCTTAGATTTCTAAATGGTTGATATGTTTGATATGCAGTACCTTCTGGGAATCCAAACATGTTGAAGTCTCCTTGGTTGCACTCGTATTCTTGTAGAGCAGCTCTAGCTAGACTAGCCTGATTTGTAAGTAATCTAACAAGATTCGGGTTTGCAACAAGCTGTGTAGCTGCTGCTGCCATAGCTCTGTATGTAATAAATCGTCTAAATATAATAGGTAGATCTTCAAACTCATATAATCTGACGACATCTAAATCTAGATCTCCATCAAACTCATCTGTATGGTCTATCTTATCATATATAAATCCATTACGACGTACGAGATTATGATGTCTACGAGCTTGGTTGTCATGTAAGTCCATAGAAAGTATGTCATCACCTATTGCAATCTTCTTGTTTGCATCAGGTGAAAACTTTACATGATATTCTGTGTTAAAATGCCACCCCTCTGCCTGCGTGTCTACGTTGGCATCACGGAGTAGGTTGAATATAAGTGATACTTCTGGGTTGTCAAAGTTAAGTGTTGTCTGTGGTGATTGTCCGATAGCTCCCAGTATAGAGTT